CGAACCTGCCCACCGAGGACATGAGAGCACACGCCGTTACTGTTGCCCTTAACGATTCGTTTCAATCCGAACTAGGCAAGTGGGGAAAATCTGCACAACAGTTCATACAGCAAGGACCGTTGTATTTCTTTTTTCCATTCGTAAAAAGCGGAATGAACCTGGTTAAATGGACGGCAAAAAGGACCCCGGGAGTAAATCTTTTAGGAAAATCGCTCTACGATGACATCCTAGCGGGCGGCGAACGCGCCGATATGGCCGTAGCGCGCCTCACAATGGGCGGACTGGCCGCACAGTTCCTATATGGGCTGCACCAAGCGGGACTCTCGACTGCGGGAGGGCCTACCGACACGACGCTACGAAGATCATGGAATAAGCCCTCGTATTCTATCATGTCCGGTAAAGGCGAATGGATACCGTTAAAGAACGTAGCTGATCCGGTTTCTCTAGTCTTCGAGGCAATCAACGACTTTGCCGAGATTCACAATCAGCTTGACGACCCAACGGCGGAGCAGGGTTTAACGACCTTGGGCTTAGTGGCTTCGCGCGTCTTACTTGACAATACTTGGTGGCGCACCTTTGGTCAGATTGCGGACGTAGTGGGAACGATAAAAAGCCAGGAAAGCATCAGTGATAAGGCTGCGAAGCTTGCTATGGGGCCGATTACTGCCGTCGCTACAGGCGGGCCGTTAGGAAGCCGTATTGTGCGGAGCATGGACCCCGTTCAACGCGAAGCAAAAACTTGGGTCGATCAGGCAAGAAACGGCGCGTTTGGCCCGGTGTTTGGGTACTCAGATAAAATGCCGTACATGCGCGATGGTTACGGCGATCCTGTTTTAATCCCACAAGCGATAGGGGCAGACTGGCTCAACAGGAACATAGGCACCTGGGCCGGCGCGGCACTCAATTTGGTGAGTCCGATTACCGAAGTGAAACAGCAGCCAGACAGAATTAAAGATGAAGGCGCGCGACTTCAGGTTAAACTGCCACGATTTCCTTGGTCTCTTGGTGGCAAGGTTCAAGACTCTTTCGATGTAAGTACGGCGTTGCCCGGCGATAAGTTGCCGGTAGAATTGACTCCGCAGCAGCGCGACCGCTGGCAAGTGATTTACCGTAGTAACCTGCGGCACCCCGACAATGGCATTGAGGCTCAGTTACTTAATACGCCGGAGTGGAAAGGCGAAACAGAAGCGGCGCAGCGCGAGTTGTTCCAGGGCGCATTAGCGCGGGCACGAGAGGACGCCAAAAACCAGTTATTGGCTGAAGATACCGACTTAGCCAAGAAAGCTCTCAAAGCGGATGCCAGTCAAGTCTTGCCAATGCTCAAAGAAGCCGATCGACAAAAAGCGCAAGGACAAGTCGGACTGGCGCTCGATTTATTAGACTCTATGGCACCAGAAGCGCGAGACAATCTCATGCGCTGGCAAGCACCCGATGACTCGGGCGCGCAGAGAGACAACCAGGTGATTCAAGGACTAGATCAATATTGAGGCTACCCCATGACAAAACTCTTATCTATCCTTTTTGCAATCCTGCTCTGGGCTACGAGTGCTCAGGCGGGATTTATTACTCAGCCCAGTAGCACCACTGGCGGCGGCTTCTTCGACCCCCTCATCATCCCCAACAAAGCCACAGCCTCACTTCCCACCGCTGCCGGCTCAGTGGCGCGGGTTACGGATGGGGGGGCTATCGGCGCTATCACAATAGGGGATGGGACGGATGCGCAATGTCCTGATTATCTCGCTACGGGTGTCATCAACTGGAAATGCCCTCCATTCAACGCCAAAGGCGATAACCTGACCGACGACACTGCCGCGATTCAAGCGGCGCTCAATCGATTTACTGACGGCGTGACCGCGACGGGTTCGGGCAAATTGTTTTGTCCAGTTGGCACGTACAGGATTACATCACCACTGATCTATGGCGGAAACACAGCTAACGGAATTCATATCGAAGGCGCAGTCGGTGGGACTTTCGGTCCGAGCGGCTGTCGCATCGATTGGTACGGTAGTGCGTTCAACGGCGCGATGCTCATCATGGCTGGTGCTAACGGCAGCAGTATCGACAACGTTGAATTCAACTCTCGTAGCTTGACCAAATATGGAATCCACTTAACCGCTATACAGAGCAGTTTTCTGTCCGGGACGCTGGGCACTACCGTGACAGCCGGCTCATCGCAGGTCGTGACACCCAGCAGCATGGGGCAAATAACTGTCGGCACGGTCGTAAACGTGGACACCGGCAGCGATCTTGAATACGTCTACGTCACTGCCGCGGACGCCACGACATTCACGGCATATTTCGTTAAAGCTCACAATAGTACTGCGGTTATCGGCGACACCACTGGCAGCTCTAACAATACTTTAAATCGAGTCACCGTGATGGGAATCGCGGGCACAGATTCAGCCGCAATTGCTCTAGGTAACGCAACGGCGGGTGGTACGCCGCAGGTGTCTGAAGTCAATATGACCAACATGGTCATCCGCGGCGAGGCTACCGCCGTCTCTGGGATTCTAACCCTATCCGAAGGCAACACTAAAAATTTCACGTTCACCGGAGGAACGATCAACGGGTTTGATCGTGCAATCAATTGGGCATCTGGGTCCGGGACTTTTACCGTGACAGGGGCGATAATTGGCAATTCAAGAGTTGCCGATTTTACAGCCGGCACTGGAAACCTTGTAATAACAGGTGGCGAGTCAGAATGTGTCGGCTGCAAATTTCTGACTGGCACTACCGGATCGAATCCAGGGTCGGTCGTGTCAAACGGTTTCACCTGGCAGGGAAGCGCGGGCGCAACCGACGTAATCATCGACTACACGGGTAATATCTCTCTAGACGGCAACACGTTTTTCAATGATCGCACCGGAGCGACCTTTCCTCGTATCAATGTTGCACCGGATTTTTACTTTAACGACGCAAATACACTATTTTCACACGGCAACTTCTATAAGCGAGCACCTGCCGGCTACATTCCGCTATACAGTGCCGCCGGTGCTTTATATTGGACAACCTACCCGAACATGGCGTTCAACGTCACAAGCCTTGGTGATCTCGGCGGTGTCGGTGGGGCAATGGTCAAGCTCAAGAATTACGTGCCTGCAAGCAAGATCGTCTCTACTGCTTCAAGTGTCGCCGGTACTGGTATCCTCAATGTCGGCAGCGCTGAAACAGCCGTCGCATTCCGCAACAACGCTGATGATGGCGACGTGCCGGGACTCGTTAAGGGCACTGATGATGTTGTGACCGTGGGCGGCACGGCGGGGATGAAATCATCCACCATCAACGCCACGACGGGCTTCACGATCAACAGCGTAGCCCTGGCCTCCACCGACCTCAGCGACACGACGACGATCACCCGCAACGCAGCAGCGCTCACGAGCACGGCCTTTACCACGGGCGGCGGTACTACGGCACTACAGACCCCCTCTGCTACCTCTACCCTGGACGCCTCTGGCAATGCGATTTTTGCCGGGACGGTTGGGGCAGACGGCTTTTCCAGTGGCGGCGTGACGGGCGGGTGCACGGCGGGCACAGCGGGCTGCGACGAATGGACACAGGGTACTGCCCAGTCAGCGACCCTAGCCGCGAACACGATTAGAGCCTATGCCCCTACAGGCGTAACGTCATATAAACGAGTCAGGCCCGGGGCCGCTGCGACGGGAACATACTATTGGACAAGCGATGGAGGATCACCACCGATTGTCACGGAAAGCATCGTCGCCCCGTCGGCCTATGTCCCGCTTACCGAGCGTGGAGCCGCCACGATTGCGCTTGAAGCGATCGTGACAGACATGGAAAAGGAATATTGGGCCACGGTAACGACCGCGACTACTGATGCACTAGATTTTAGTTTGCCGGTAGTGGCCTCAATGATTGGCATCACGACAATGACTGTGCGCCTCGTCGGTGTCAGCAAGAATGCTGCACCGGCAAATCACTTCGACTTTACCTGTTCAATCAAAGCATATCGGCCGGGCACGGACACTTACACCGCGCATGATGTCACGGGAGAAGTCGCTGTCGTCTTGACGCCGGCAGTCCAATACCGCCCGGTCGCGGCTACCAGCGCGCCCATCACGATTAACGGCACGATTGCAGCCGGGGGGGAGATAAAGGCATCGTGCGAAATGGATGGTGCGACGACTGGCGGCGCGCAGATCGCAGATTTTCGCGTCAAGGCGGCGGCTTATCTAACGTGGTAAACATGAAACGCATTCTATCCCTCACGCTGTTTGCGCTTTTCGCTCTAGCGTATCCTGCCTTCGCGGATATTGTTTGGTACTCCGACCTGAATCAGAACACAGGCACGACGGTCGCGCCGAATGTCGGTGCGACTACCTGCTCCTTCGTTAACTCGCCGACATGGACGACTGGAAAGTTCGGTTACGGTATCGACTTCGATGCGGGTACGGTAGACTACTTGGGTTGTGGAACGAGCCATATCGTTTCTACAACAGATTGGGCCTTTGCTGCTTGGATAAAACTCGAAGGTTCGGCAGCGTACAGACCTATTGTTACTAATGGCGATGACGACGCCCCCGCCAAGAGCGGCATGCAGATGTACGTCACGAACACGGACAAGCTCCAATGTCAGGCCATTGTTGGCACAGACTCCGGCGAAACGGCGACGAGCACTGCCAGCGTCGATGAAACGGGCAACGTGTGGACGCATGTCGGGTGCAAAAAAGTAGGCACTGCACTCACGACGTGGATCAACGGTGCGCAGGATGGCTCCGCCACCTTGTCGAGCGCGACGATGGACTATACCGGAGATACCGTAGTTTTTAGATTTGGCAGTTGGGCAGTCGATGCGACGAATCTCTTCCTCGGCCAAATGGACGAGCTGCGGGTATTTAACAGCGACGTAGACATGGCAGCGATTTATGCTGCTAGTCCGCGAAGTCGTGTGTCCGCAACGATCTTTTTCCAACCATGAAAAAACTCCTTTTCACTTTAGTCTTTTTCGCCTGGGCGTCATCGGTCGACGCTACGACGTATTACGTGGGTAAAAACGTCGGCGGAGCTTCGGACGCCCACGGATGCACGAACGACACTACCGATATTTGTCTGACCATCGCAAGGGGGTTTGCTGTTATCGGGACCACGAATGGTGCCGGTGCAGGACATACGGTGAAGATTTATGCAGGCACTTACGCCGAGTCGATCAGCTATTTACAAATTCCTACTGGAACATCCAGCGCACAGTTTACGGTTACTATTAATGGTAGCGACAGCGTGGTAATCATGCCTGCGACTGGCAGACCTGCGACCTTAAACCAGGGATTCAATAAAGGCTACATCACGATCGACGGTCTGATTTTCGACGGCACAAATATAGGCCCAACCGAAGCGTACGGCGTGGTTTATGTCCAGAGCGGGGCAGGGATCAAATTCACAAATTTCGAGGTTCGCAACGTCGCGAGGATGAACGGGATACTGATTGCAAAGGGGCAACCAATCCTATTCCAAAATTTTTCCGTCCACGATGGCGCGTTTGCCAATGTTGGCACTGGCGGCAACCCTTATACGTATCCGATCTACAATCGCGGTAGCAATCACACTTTCGAGAACGGTGAAATTTACAACGCACCTAGCTATGGAGTGCATAACTATGACACTACGGCGCCTCTTCCCGCTGGAAATACTTATCGCTCTCTTTACATTCATGACACATGCACAGATGCGGCCACGTGCGCTACCTGGGCTGGCGCCGGGATTCTGCTGGGGTCTGGTGGTTCAAACCAACTTTACAATTCGATCATTGCAAACAATGGCTACGATGGGGTCTCAGTTTGTTGCGGCGCTGGCACGAACGACAACAATTTGATTTATGGAAACACGATTACTGGAAACGACAGATACGGCATCGTAATCTATTCGGGTTATAGTATCGACGGCACACAGATCAAGAATACCATTCTCTACAACAACACAACCGGAACAATCCTAAACGGCGGAACGGGTACAGTTGAGGCCACCAACTTCACGACTGATCCAACCTTCGTCGGTGGTACTGACTACCACCTGCAAGTAACCTCGACGGCAAAGACGGGCGGAACCACTCTCGGAGCGCCGTTTAATGTTGACAAAGACGGCGTGGCGCGGCCTCAAGGGGCTACGTATGCGATTGGTGCTTACGAATATATTGCGGCGGCAGCAACATGGGAACTAGTCGTTAATTCGATAAACCCGGCCAGTGGGGCCGCAATAACTGTCTCGCCGAATTCTAACGATGGCGACTGCTCAGGTAACACACCTATCTCATCACCCAATTGTACCTTCAACGATGGAACGTTCGTCACGTTGACAGCAGCAGCAACGGCGGGAGGAAATGATTTTACAAGTTGGACGGGCACCTGCAATAGCGGACCGGGGCCTAATGTTTGCGTCTTCACGATGGCCAGCGATAAGACTCAAACGGCCAACTACTCGACCCCGACCGGTAACGTGCTGACACTCACGTCGGGTGAGGGGAGCGGGACTAATCTAAACGATACTTCGCCCGGTGGCACGCATGATGGCACGCTCACCGCTGGAACGACCTGGGGCACATACAAAGGCGTCAATACGCCCGTCTATGACACTACCCATACAGGCTCCGTAGCAGCGTCGGCGGGCTTGAGTGTTCATCTCACAAACGCATTTACCTTACGTGCTTGGGCGCTTCCTGCTACGACAACCGGCTGGCAGGCTATTATCGTCAGTAATTATATCTTTTGGCTGTACTCAAGCACCGGCACAGCGGCAACGTCGGGTTGCGACGGTAGAGTACAGGCAGGATTTACTTCCGCGAGCAGTACGATCTACTGGCGCGTTTGTGGCCCAATTTTGAGTACCACGGTAGCGACTCGATTAGGCGTAACCTATAACGGCGATGCTCTTATACTGTATGTTAATGGACGGGAATACGCTCGAATCACGTCCGGGGCACAAATTGACGACTCCACAAGTTCGGGTGTTTCAATCGGGAGATCGACAGCTTGGGCCGATCCTGAATTTTGCGATGGTTGTAAAATTTGGGACCTGCGACTAGATGACCGTGCGCTGACCGCCACCGAGATGGCCGCCGACGCTCCGTCATCATCGAGTCGTGGTGGCATGATGGCGATGGGCGGAACGAGAGCAGGTAGATAATGGACACCGCATACGCACTACTCATCATTCAGGGTTTGACTGGCATCATTGTAGTCCTCGTTGGCTGGGTCGTAAAGGAAATCAGAAACGATGGCAAGGAAACTTTAAACCGAGTAAGAGAAATCAATGGCCGCCTGGGGAAAGTCGAAGAATGGAAGGAAATTCACATCAGAGAAGACAATCGCGCACATGAAAACATCGACAAGCTCTGGGATGCCGTTGAGAGATTGAAGGATCGATAGGAGGTTTTATGCTCGAAAACCTGCGTGGTAGCGTCCGCCCAATCTTGACTTTTCTCTTCGCCGGTGGCTTTTTATATCTGACGATCATCAAAGTGGTCTCGGCGGAGGCGTTCATCGGATTGGCAACTTTGATCATCAAATCATGGTTTGATAGCCGGGAAACGGAGAAGAAACCATGAAAAAGATAGCTGCACTTTTGCTGCTAGTCGGTTGCGCTGTCCCTGGCAATAACAGCCCGCCGCGTATTGACGTATCGTGCATCATTGAACCGCAAACGTCGGGGGTAGCGGTCATCTCTTGCGCCGATCCGCAGACCTGGATAGAATTCTATCAAAAGAAGATGGAGCAAGGAGTGACGCCATGACAACGTGCACATTCCGATATTTATCGAGCCTCTGGGGATGGCTCGCCATCGCTCTGGCGCTGTTGCTGTCACTGAACGGGTGTGCAACAAGAAAAGCAACAGATACGATAACAACCGACGATATCGCCGTCATGGATAACAGCACGGGCGTAGCTATACGTTCTATCCCGATGCCATTGAGAGAATCGGCTGTCACAAACCCCGACATTGGCTCGACAGGAACGCTTAGGTACTCTTATTTTGGAGAGCACGCCTGTACATTAAGCATGGCAGTGTTCGATCCGTCGGATGAAAGGAGTCGTTTATGCAATATGAACGCAAATCGCGCAGCGGTTGGCTTGCCACCATTGGATCGGTTGCCGCCTTACTCGCGGTGACTGGCTGTAGCTTTTTCGGCCCGGTGCTTAAGGACGACCTCAACGCTTTCTTGGCGAATGCGAAAACCTACGGCACAGCCAATGACCAAGCCTGCGCGCAAACCCTGGCCGGCAACTGGTCAAAGCTGGAAGCGCTGACGGCTGACGATTCGGGCGGATTGGTGGCTTTTGCCTACCGGGCAATCGTATCCAACCGGATAACCCAAACCCTCAAGCAGCAGGCCCTCCAAGACTGCGGCGGGTTGGCGGCTGAAATTCTAGTCCAGATCGGCAAGTTGGCGATGAAGTTTAGGCCATAGGAGGACACGTTTGAATCCGTTGGAGCGGGATGAGTAGGTATTATTAACTCCTGAAAAGCAAAGGAGGCTTTATGTCAGAACAAGAAACGATGGATGGTAGTCCGGCCTTAGTCGAAGTGAATGGCTCAAATAAATTCGCAGACCATCCGCAAGACCCAGGACAGACTTATATCCGAATCAAGTTTCAAGCGGGTCCGCTCCCCGAAGGCGTCAACGGTTGTTCGATTGAGGACGTGATCGACGTTCTTGTTGCCCGTCTCGAAGGATTCCAGAAGGGGAATTTTCGCTGTTGCGAGAACGCATGGGCAATTAGGAAGCTCGAAGACGCGAAACTGTGGTTGCTTGAGCGTACCAGAAAGCGCCAGACCCAAGGTATTGAGGGCACAATGCAGGAGCACAGGAGTTGAGGAGTTGATGCCTCTAACGGAGCAGAAGGGGATGCCGTGACCGATGCACTGAAAGCCTCTTATGGCCACGACCGCCATGTAATCCCCCTCAACGACCTACGTGAGCATCGGGCGGATCTGATTTGCTGGTGTCGTCCGCAACGCGACGAAGATGAACCGTGCGTAATTGTTCATAACAGTTTGGATCGGCGAGAAGTATTTGAAAAGGTGCCGGTGCACTGACATGCCAATTGAATACGATTTACTCAAAGATTATCCGATGAGTCTTGAAATATGCCCGAAGTGCGGTGCTGACCCGTTTCGTCAATTTCTGCGTGGTCAGATTCAACGTTGCAAACGTAAGTGGTTAATCGGCTCGAAGCAGGACTACTGTGCGGTGATTTGCTGGGGGTGCAAGGCGATTGTAGGATATGAAAGCCCATTAATGGAGATGGAGAGGGCGAAGTGACCCCCGAAGGCCAAGCGAAGCTGATAGAGCATGAGGACGAGGTGCTCCACGCTTACCAGGACAGTCTCGGTTGGTGGACGATCGGAGTCGGACATCTGATCGACAAGCGCAAGGGCGGCTCTATCCCTCAGCGGATCTCTCGCCTGCTGCTGGTCGACGACATCGCCGTCAAAACCGCCGAGTGTCGGGCCGCGTTCGATTGGTTCGACGATCTCGACGAGACCCGCAAAGATGCCATTGTAAATCTTGCTTTCAACTTGGGTACTGAGGGTTTAAAGGGGTTTCCCCTGTTTATTGCCGCTATGGTCGCCCAGGACTGGAAGAAGGCGGCCTTCGAGCTATGGAATTCCCAATGGGCTAGACAAGTGCAAAAAACACGGGTAGACGATATCACGGGCGCGATTGAGTACGGGGTCTGGGATTAGCTCGCCAAGATGAAGGCGATTCAGGACTCACCGCTCACTTAACATATCCTCGTCGTACTCATCCAATTCGCGACACCTATTTTATCCGTTTCACGGCCTGATCCCAATTCCTATAAGAGCAGCAGCAATAGCCCATAGGGTGATTGTAGCAACCTCTGGGCCTGGGTTTCCTGTGCCAACTGCGTTGATAATACTGCCCAAGAGGAACCCCGCCGCTAAACTTAGAAATAGAAGTTTCACGGTTTGGCCTCCAGCGCAGCAAGGATATAGCACAGAACCGCCAATTGCGCCAGTTGTACATCGAACAACAGGAGCCCAGCGATATTGAAACAGAGACCGGCTGCGGATGCCAATATTGGAATTGATTTCTTCATGCCTTTACTTTCCACCATTTCACCCCCGTTCCCGTCAGACTCCACTGACACCCCCGCGTCGGACAATACTGGCCGTCTGCATCCCGCTTGAGTATCGCGCCGCAGAATTTGCACCGGAATGGCTTCGTTTTCACGGCTTAACCTTCTTCTCCGCTTCAGCGCGGAAGATGCATTGCAGCCAATGAGCAGCGTTTGGCGATAAGTTTTTGGGTATTAGCTCAATCGCCTTCTCCCACGTCTCCCGCCTCGCGTTGGCCTTAGCGTCGAATATCTCCGCACAGACCACGCAAACATCGGCGTTCGCATCGTCCGGTTGCAGGTTCGCGCCATAGTGACCGCATTCCATCGGCTGCTGTAATTCGTCGATTTCTCGTTGTTTGGCAGCATCGAGGTCGCGCAGGCCGGCGGCATGTACCGCGCGAAATCTAGCTGGACACCATGATTCGTGCATCCCATCGCCTTCATAAAAGTCAAACCCGCACAAGCAGCCGAATATTGTTTTTGCCTTCTCGTCAAATCGATCCATCATTTCACCTCAGTCGTGGCCTCGGCGCGGTTGATTTCGTGACGTTTCTCTGGTGTCAATTCTGCCCACAACTTCTGGCTTACAACTACCTGGGCGGCAAGCTGCCGCTCAAGGTCAGCGACCTTTTCCGCGTGAAACCGATTTGCCTCTAGGGCGTCCTGGAGCTTGCCGTGAGCCGGGAAATCGTGGCAGATACACTGGCATCCTTTAACCCGTCGTAGCCGCTCATTGTCGTTGTGCTCTTTATTCGCCTCTTCCATCCAATGATTTGCGGCTTTCGTTTGCTCGGCAAGCTGGGCGCGGAGTGACGCCCTTTCTTCTGATAGTAGCCAGCTTCTCAGTTCCTCGAGTTTGCTCATGGCTTTCCCATGGCCTTCAGCGCAGCCAAGCAGATAGCAAGAGGCGCGGTGTTGGCCGTAGCTTCGAGTTTTGGATGTACGGCCGCCATACCGCCAAACGTAAAACTCGCGCGCCATTCTTCCCTAACGCCGGCAACTTGCCAAAGATGCAACCACCAATGACCACCTGGCCAGTTGCGTAGTTTCTCCACCACTTCCCAAGCTGCTGCAATGGAGGTGGAATACTCAGGCACAGTATGCCCAAAAACATTTGCTTCTCTGGCCATTCCCGGCGGATAAAGCGGTTGGCCACTGAGCATTACAGCACGTCTCCACCCCATCACCTCCTCGGCGATTCTGGCGTCCAGTTCCGGGCCGATCATAGCGCATTCATCGCGACAGTCATCGCAACGCATCCCGCCGCCGCCGGCCGTCGTTTCTTATAGTGGGTTTCATTTTCCTACCTCCAAGTCTCTCAGCAGCCGATCCGCTTCCGCGCGCCGATCAGCGGTAGCACAATGGCACCCGTCACCAGCATGTTTATTGTTTCGATGCCAATCCGCCTCCAACGCCTTTGCCCACGCATCTACTAGCGCGTCGCAGAGGGCAGCGATGATCGGCCCATATTTAATTGGGAACGTCCGCAACTCCACATAAAGCCGCCGGGTTTCTATGGGGATGGGGTTGGTCATGGCTTCAGTTCCATTTTCCATTCCCAACGAAAAATGCCAAAGTCGTCCAACGCGGTTTCTTCAGTTACCTTACTTCGCGCTGCTCGTTCCTCGACGATTTTGTGAATCAAGCGACGATAATCGTATCGAATATACTTGTGGTCACTCGTCCATAACTCATCGGTATTAACACGCCGTAGCATCTCACCGACTTCTTTGTCTTCCATATCTTTTTCCTTTCTTGCGAAAGAGGCATGGCCGATTGTTGCACCGAGGCTCACGTGATCTGCCTCTATCAAGTGTTATCTTACGACCATGCCCCCTCGGGCGGTTATCCGATCCTACGTCTTCGCTCCGTTCGCTCCTCGTGGTCGTCCTTACAGATCTTGCTATGCCGATACTTTCGACAACTGATCGCGCTACACCTTTTGCAGCGTCGCCAAGTTCGTATCTTTCCACGGATAAAAGCCGTGCTCAAATATGCATCAGCGAGTGAATGACCTTGTTTGCATATTTTTAGATTGCGTTGTTTTTCGGCCAGAGTTTCCGGGCCAATCCCTCGCATGATATTAGTTCTGCGATCAACAGCCTCAAGATGTTGAGGATTGCAACACGATCGAATTCGACAAAGATGATCTATTTCCAATCCTTCAGGTATGTTGCCCTTAAATGTCAAATAAGAAAATCGGTGTGCGTAACCATGGTGTGCAGCGCCGAATGAAGCAAGCCGTAGCCTGCGGTAGATATTCCGCCAAGCCAAATCCAACAGCCGGTATTCGGTTCGGGAATGTAGCCTTTCTCAAATCGCTCAATCGCTGGTATTCGTGGATAGATTCCTGTTGGCATCGGTCTCCTTTTTATGGCATTCCTTGCAAAGCGTTTCCAAAAATCGCGGGTCAACTAAAAGATGATTGTGAATATATTGGATCATCAACTCCCAATTCAAGGTTCCCTCAACATGGTGAACTTGGACTTTGAATTCTTTTCCTTTTGCGACGCTTTGCTTCCGATGGCACGAAATGCAGCTATAACCGTCGCGTTTCAGCGCAGCGCGTCGCTCACGAGAATGAAGCCAGAGGAGGCGCAAGGCGTGAACGATGACGGATTTTGTGGTTATCTCCGGTTGCCGCTTCATTTCCACTCCTTTATCTCCCTCGCGATAACCCAGATATCGATACC